GAGGATATATTTTCTCCTTCTCCTTGAAGTGCTAAGACTGTTGCTTTGCCTACCGATGCTGCAATCTTAGCTGTTTCGTTTTGATCAAATGAAGAACCTTCTTGTTCGTTAGTTTCTAAATCTTTAGGTTCTACTAAATCTACATTAACTCCTTTGTCTGCAAGTTTTTCTGCTTCTCCAGAATCAGCTGTTCTAACAGTTCCTTCTGCTTCTACTAACTGTTTCTGTAAGGATTCTTTCAATACTTTAAGTTTTTTAGTAGTTTCAGTAAGTTTAGCTTTACTTTTAGTTTTATAAGAACCGTCAGCTATGCATTTAAGTGAAAATTCACATTTAGCCAAGCGATTCTTTATTTCTTGGTAGGTCATTTGATATTTCTTTTATATACGTATATAAATAAATAGATTATTCTTCCCAAATAACATTCTTAAACTTTTCTGGTGATAATCCGAAAAAATCTGTTCTCCATTTGGTTTGCTCAAAGAAGTCTAAATATAACCATTCGCTTTTTCTATTCCATAATAAATTTGCTATATCATCCCAATCTTTATGGATAACGAACTCTTCTAATTCTAATTTTTTTTCTTGTACTGCTTCATACTCAAATGAATCCCATTCGTAATGAAATACTTCAAAAACTGCATCTTCAGATACATAATCTATAGAAATATCTATTCCCCATTTTGGTTTCATTTTAATTACTTTGTATAACATAGGATTAGTAACAGCAAATTTTTCTAATTGTAGTTTAGCTGTTCCGTTAAATCCTTTTCTTTCAAATATATCTGAGTGATTAATATGAGCTTTATTTCTTTTATCTGAGATTATCCAATCTTGTCTTAGGCAATCTTCATGTCTTCTTTCAATAGGATCATAACCATTGGTAATTAAAAAAGCTTGTTCTGCTTTAGTTAAATGATAACCGTTTTGATCGAATAAATCTACACATTTAGGATTACGTAAAACATCTACATCTAAAGTAGGTTCAGTATAATAACCTTGCCTATTAAAGTTAGTGTTTGCTACTTTCATTTTTTCTTACCACCTTTCATATTTGCACACCAGTGATACATTTTACCTTTCTCACCGCCGTATTTTTTAGCTTTAGCTCTTAATGAAGATACTGAACCTTTACAAGACGCTCCAGACTTTTTAACACGACCGGGTTTTGACTTACCTTTTTTCTTTCCATCTTTGAAGTTTTCGGCAGCAAGAATTTCTCCTATCATTTGTGCTAATGTAAGTCTAGTCATTTTCTTTTAGCTAATTCTCTTTTTATAATATTCTTTTTTTTACTATAAGCATCACTTTCGTACATTTTTTTTAATTCTTCAGTAGAGGTATTGCTAGGTGTATAATGTTTCCAAGTAAACTTATTAGTCATTCTACCTCTGATATCTCTTGCATACTCTTTAGTACTAGGTTTAAGTTTAGCTGGCATTATGTTTTATTTTTTATAATGTTTTCAGCTACAGCATCAGCTTGATCTAAATATGGAGCTACTTTATCATATTTAATATACCTTACTCCATTAAAATCTTTAAAATTTGTTTTATCTTTTTCTACTGATGTTAGCCCACGTGATGAGTCTTTTGATGAATCTGTATATTTTAATAAATCATCATCTAAATCTAAAAATGAAATAATAGATACTAGTGTAGCGGCGGCGGCTGTTAAAGGTAATGCTGAAAAGGCTGATGCTGCTCCTGTTCCTAAAACAGCCATTTTAATTAAATCTTTTGATTGATCATCTATTAATTTCTGTTGTTGAGGAGTTAATTTTTTACCTGTTTTCTTAGATGCTAAAAGTTTAAACATCTCTAAAGTTTCTCCACCTTCTTCTTTAGCTGTATTAAAAACTTTTAAAATTTTACTTTTAATATTAGCAATAGTTTCATTACCTAAGTTTTTTAAAAAGCCTAAAACGCTGATTTCATCTAAGCTGTCTTCCTTAAGAATTATATCAGTTAATTTCATCTATTTCTTTTTCCAGATTTCTCCTTTTCTACATCTAACTACTGCTCCTGAAGCATAAGCTGAAGGCCATGTATCATATTTACTTTTAGCTAGTCTAGTACATCTATCATCTTTCTCCATTAATACTTCTTTACCTTGTATTTCATGTAAAAGTCCTACTGTTAAGTTTTTTATATCTTCTACAGTCATTTCATTTACTTTTTTAAAACCAGAACCAAATGGTGCTGCTTTACCATCTTGAGGATTAGAAGTTTCATTCATATCGTACTGTTGAAGTTTATTCATTATACTATTAATTTTTTTATCTAAATCATTAAGTATTGCTCCGTAGTCATCTGCAATTGGACCTCCTTCAGGTTCTGCTTCTTGCTCCATATTTCTTAAAACATCTGCTCTTTCATCTTCTAAATCTTGTAGTTTTAGTCTTAGATCTAAAGAATCTTCATAGCTAATTCCACGTGGTTTAGAAGCTTGTTTATGTTTTGCTCTTTTCATTTTCATTGCTCTTGCTTTCATTAAAGCAGGATCATTTATATCAACCTCTTGTACTTCTTTTTGATCATCTCCTAAATCTTTTAATAGTTCAATTGCTCTTCTCAATTTAGGGTTTTTAAAGATAGCTGGCTGCTCTTTATCGTCTACAGCATCAATATACTGTAAAATTGAAAGTGCCATAGTTTTAGCATTTTTAACATCATTGTTAATTTTTGTTAAAGCCGATGTCGGTAACTCTAATTCGTTATACTGGGTAACTGGTGGAACTTTAGATCTCTGTTTATCTTTAGGGTCACTTAGTCTAGCTCCTCTTTCTCTTGCGTCTTTACTCAATGTTCCTTTGACTAAATTACCTGATTTAGTAAAGTAGTGTCCTTTTGGAGCTCCTTTAGTTTCTTTTACTTTATCAGGATTAAGAGCTACTAATCTATCTGCTTCTTTATCTCTACCGCTTCTTCTTAAGTAGTCTATATAGTTCTGATCTTTTTCTTTAGGTCCATCATCTTGCTTATTTTTACCAAAATTATTTGCAAGCCAGTTTAGTGTTTTTTCTTCTGACCAATCCCAATGGTTCATTATATAGTCAACTAGCTCTTGCCCTTTAATTTCTCTTTCATTTCCTTCGCCTTCTTGCTTTAGTGCATTACCTGCTTTTTTAGCATCTTTATATGCATTAGAGTTTTTATGAGAAGATTTCTTTCCTGCTTTTTTCTTAGCATTTATATTAGCCCAAAGGCCTTCTTTTTTTACTGTTGCTTTTTTTGTATTTTTCACGACTGTTTTTCCTTTAGCTCCTGCTTTCTTTTTCTTAGCAGCAGTAGCGGCTCTTTGGCCTTTTGTTAAACTTTGTGCTTTTGCCTTTGGTAAACACCTGTCAGGGTTTTTTTTATTTTTAGATGTACCACAAGGGCCTGCTATTTTTCCAGAAGAAGAAATACGAACCCATTTTTCTTTTTTAAACCAATCCCTGAGAGATTCTAAAGTTAACTGATGTATCTGTTTATTGTTAATCATAGTGCCTTATGCATAAATATCATGTTGATAATTATTGTTGCTAGTATACCAAATACTACCCATAAGGCTTTATTTACTCCATCCTTCCATCTTTTCATTGATTCTATCTCTAACATCTTGTTATCAAATTCTTTTTGATTACCTTCAAGTTGTTTTCTAAATAGAGTATTTTGGTTAGTTTTAACGATTACACCGTCTTCAGGATTGAGTAGAGTATATTTAAGTTCAGACATATCTTCTTTCATATCCTTAACATCCTCAATTAGAGCTTTTAACTCTCCATTAGGCATATGTTTTTTGATATTTACTAACTCTTTTAGTACGCTTTCTAATATTTCTCTCTGTGTAGACATCGACTTGCTTTTATATAAATATATCTTTATAACTGCTTTCGTATTCTGTTAGTATAGTCTTTTAAGTCCTGTAGTATTTTCTTCTTAACTTTATTTGACATACCTCCCCAATCTTCTATATCTCCTGCTTCAGTAACAAATGAACTTTTATCATTAATTGAGTTTAAAACCCAGCTTTCTATATCACTAACAAATTCTTTAATATTACCGGTTATCATTTTTTTCTCATATTCTTCATATAATCCAGCTTTTCTTAAATCTGCTTCAAACTCTACAGTACAGGGGTCAAAACAAAAGCCATGAATCTTATACATTTTTTTAGCCATCCAGTGCTCTAAAGGTCCTCCACATTTTGGACAGCATAAAGGCATACGGAGTGCTTTTTTTGCAGCATCTAATTTGGTAATATTTTGCTTAATACCGTCTTTAATAGTCCACTGTTTACCTCCTTCTTCCCATAAGTCTCCTTCTTTATACTTCTTAGAAGTTTTACGGTAACCTGATTGTATTTTGGTTCCTGAGGTAAAATCTTTATTAACTATATTTCTAATTCTTTGAACATCACTTTCTTTGAAGTCTTTTTTTAAAAGTGTTTCTTTACTCATAACCTAGTGCTTTTAATTCTTTTATAACTGATGATGTATCTCCATCTTTACATCTAATTGCTATTCCTCCTTTAGCATTCCATTCATTTATATTAGATTTTTTATCATCTATTAGAATACTATTTTCATTAGCGTATCTTTGTTTATCTTTTGAGTATGCAAATATAACTTTTGGTTTAGGGTTAAGATTATTTTTTACCCATAAGTTTTTACCTAATCTAGACGTATTATCTCTAGATGGTGAAGTTAGTAAAGAGGGTCCGTATGGGCTAATAAAATTCCATAATTCACTACCTTGCGGCATCCACCCCATGCCTACCCAAAATCTAACTCCTATTTTTGAATCAATTAAATGCCAAAACTGTTCTATACCGTATTCTCTTTCGTAGTCTTTAGGAGACTTACCTGTAAAGTGTTCGAACCTTGATTCAAAATCAGTAAGTACTCCATCCATATCGCAGTATAATTTATATGGCGGTTTTTCTTTTTGTTCCGGTATTGGATATGCTTCTAATAACTCTACTATACTTTTACTCATTATTTATTTTTTACTGAATCTTCCCAGTTTCTGAATATAATATTACCTTCTAGGTAAGCTTCTTTTTCTAATTCTAATAGATCATCTGATTCATTAGTATTTGTAGTACTTATATTACCTAATCTACCTTCTATATTTTGCTTATGATGTACCATTTCGTGAGCAAAAGATCTCATTACATCTTTAGGGTGTCTTCCTTCTACATATAATACTATTTCATTTGTATTAGGATTATAGTAGGCAGTTCTACCAAAAAAGTCTGCTGCTTCTGTGGTGTCTCTTCTTATCTTTACTTCAGGTAAAGGTCTAATATTTAGTTTTTGATCTAACATATGCTCTAATAAAGAACCAAAAAACGGTGTATAGTCAAATCTATTTCCTAAATCTTCATCGTCTTTTACTGTGATTCTAATATGATCTTGATTAAATGTTATATGTAACTTATCATCTATATCTCTTAAGTTATTAAAAGTACTTACCAGATAAGATCTATCTTTAGATTTTAATATTGATCTAGGAGCTATTGGAGCTCCAGAATTACCTTCTGTTTTAAACGTTTCAGTTATAGTTTCTTCAATCTTTCTACTTAACTGTTCCGCAACTATACTTGATTTTAACATTTTAATTATATTTAATATATCTTCTCTACTAACTTCTTTAGGAAAAAAGTCTCTAATATCATCTAAATTCCCACTTAGAATAGCATTTCTAAAATTAGTAGCTCTAACTTGTTTAGAACTATCTGTTGTTACAGCTAGTCCGTCTACATTATCTCTATTTTTAAAAGTAGTAACTCTTTTTAAGTCTACTAAATCTTCATTACCTCTTAAACCAGTTATAGCATAAAAGCTATCTTCTGGTCTTTCTTTAGCATACTTACTTGAGGCATACATAGGATTTTTTTCTCCTAATACTACTTCTATATCACCTAAGTATTTCTTATAAATATTCCATATTCTTTCAGAATCTTCTGGTGTTATTCCGTTTCTAGTATTACCTCCTATAAAGATAATTACTTTATCTATAGGTTGTAGTTTATCTCCTTTACCCTGTAAAACTTCTTCTCCTGCATCTAAATAATTATCTATGTCATAAACTTTTCCTTTATGAGAATTAGACAGTAAGTCTTTTACTACATCGAAATGACCTCTATGAGGTGGTTTAAAAGCTCCAGGATATAATGCTATCATGCTAAAAACTGTTGAACATTTTTATCTATTTCCTGAGGGGTAGAATGTTTAAGTAGTTCTTGAAAAGTAGGACTAAATAACATATCTGCTATATTGTCTAAGACTTGTTCATTTCTATTATCATTCTTTTCTTTTCTTTCTCTATATTTTTTAACAGCATCTTTTAACTTATCTGCACCTGGTCCTACTCCATTACTTTTATATGCTTTTAAAAATGCTTGTTGTAAAGCTTTGGTTTCAGATCTACTTTTATAATCATAGTCTACTCCTACTATAGCTTTCTTAAACTCTTCTTCTTCCTGTTTAGACATTTCAACAGGTTTAAAAAATGTAGAACCCTGTATACCGTTTTCTTCATTATACCTCAACAAGTAATCTTTTATTCCTTGAGGTCCGTTTTTAGCTGCTGTATCGAATGCTTCAATTTCTTTTTCGTATTTACCTCCTCTATCATTAATAAAAATCGACATATTACCGTCAGTCATTTTATAATAATCTTTAATTAACTGGTATACATTTCTCCATGTTTGAAATACAGCTACTCCAGGTACCTTTCTTTTTCTTAAAAAGTTAGATATATAAGATATCATAGGATGAGTATATACCATAACCATGTATATATCATACCCTTTATCTTTAAGGCCTTGAACCTTTTTTGGGTTAGAAGCTGTAGTGTCCCAGACGAAGCTAGTTTTTGATGTTGCTAGATCCTCTGCCTCCTTGTCCGCTAGACGAGCTCCTGCCCCCAGATTGTTGTACGCTGGATGTTCCGGATCCTCTACGTACTTGTCCGGATTGACTTGAGGAAGGGAAGATAGTCCTAGTTGAGTTAGGAGGTACGATTTGCCCACCGCTGCTCCTCCAGCCATTATTATTACCTTCGGTCGTCCTGTTGCTTCTATTATTAAGTCCGTTAATTTTATCATTATTTAAACTATTAGGATTGTTATAAATTCTTACTGGTATTTCATCGTTACCGTTTCTAATTATTTTTACTATATCATCAAGATTATTATTATAATTTCTTGGTCTGTTTCTATTAACAATTATTTTATTTTCGATATTACTATTATCACCTCTTAGTATATTAGAATTAGTTCTACTACCTCTAGGTCCATTAATATAGGCTATATTTCTTTCTCCTCTTCTGCTTGAATTCCAAGCTACATTATAACCTGTGTTGTGCCAAGGACCTTGGTACCAGTTATTCCATGGAGTATATGGTCTATTCCAACCATAGTAACTCCAAGGTCTGTTCCAACTATAAAAACTATTCCAGTTATTATATGGATAACCAAATGCCCAATCAGTCCAGAAATGATTACTGTGAAAATAAACGTCAAATCTATTATAGGGTCTCCAAATTCCTTCTAACATTGGATTACTCCAATAAAAAGAATATGGTTGATTCATTGCATACTGTGCAAAATCCCATCTAAAACTAAAATCTGTTCTTAGTTTATATTTTAATTTAGAAAAAGAGTTTATAGTATCTATCTTTACTTCTGATGGTATTTCTAAAACTACTTCAGGTCCGTAAATTGGATCGTGGTTTAAAGTTGATAATCTATATGTTGAACAACTTGTAATTAACATACAAAGTCCTAAGACTAATAGTGCTCCGATAAATTTTCCTAATTTTTCTGGTCCCCTGTTCATATTTAAAGTTTTAAAGTTGTTGGGTAACAATTATAAATAGGTTCAACTGTAGGGTTTTCTAAAGAGTATAGTTTATATATCATTTTAAATAACTCAAAATTCTTTTCTATATCGTCTACAACCCTTACTTGCCAACCTTTACCTTGGTAAACTCCTTTCTTTTTAGAAGTTGATCTGGTATGTGCTTTTAACCAGATAATACCTGTTCTGTCTATCTTTATGTTTTTAGTTTCTTCTAGTGCTTTAGCATAAGCTGCTAGTTGTAAATCATAAGACTTATGTATACTATTAGAAGTTTTTAAATCTAATAACCACGTTTCACCATCCATTTCTACTACTAAATCGGCAGTACCTGCAAATTTATATTTATCAGAATATACAAAATCTTCTGCTGAGATAGGTTTTGGATTATGGGTAATCCAAAAATCATGAAATTTTAATATCATTTCCCATACTAGTTGAGAATATTTTGCATTACCATAATCGTCCATCCATGATACTTCTTCACCTCTTATTAATTTTTCTGCAGCTTCATGTACCTGGGTACCTTCTTTACCTGCTTTTCTCATAATCAGATCGGCGTTATGCCCAACGTCCTTCATCCATGTTTCGAAGAATTTAGCTTTGGGCATATACTGGAGTATTGTAGTTACGGACGGGTAATATACTCCTTCCGATCTTTTATAAACTCTCCTATCCAGAAAGTTTATTTGTTTTAACTTTGAGTCAAAATTTAATCTATTCTTACTATTTTCTTTAAGAATATTTGTTCCTTGCTTTATCATAAATCTAATTTGTGCATCATTAGAGTACTTAAGTCTAATTCTTTTGCTGTTTGTACAAGTTCTGTAAATTGTTTAAATCCCATGTCTGAGGGATCTTTATCAGTAAGTTTAACTAAAAATACTCTTTTACCTAAACTTAATAAGTGTTGGCTTATTTGTAATGCTTTAGTTTTAGCATCAGTGTCTAAAGCTATATAAATGTCTTTGTTAGTACTTGATATAAGTTTCTTTATTAATGTGGTAGATAGGCTCTTTCCCAGTATAGGAATAGCGTTTCGTTTAATAGCTATAGCATCAAATACTCCTTCACAAAGTATAATTGGTTGATCCCAGTTAATTAGGTTTTCAAAAAATATTATGTCTTTGGAAACTTCAGGATTCCTGTACTTGTGATAGGATCCCTCATGAGTTCTTGCAATAAAATAATTGAGGTTATTCGATTCAGAATAACTTGGGATAATAATTCGTCCTCCATATTCTCCAGCTGTGCAATACCCAACGTTGTATTTAATAAAATCATTGTCGCTAAATCCTCTCTCATATAGGTACCTTTTTATTTTATTTGCTATAATAGACGTATTAGTAGCGTTACATAGAGTTTTAAATTCTTTAGGAAGTCGAACTGATTCTACTTCTCTATATTCAGTTTCTGAGTTTTTAGGTACATATCTCAGTACTTCAGTGGCTTGGTCTCTAGGTATTTTTAATTGGTAAAGTAGAGACTTAATAGTTCTACCTCTAGTTTGACATACCCAGCATTCCCAAGGATTCTGTCCTTTTTCGTTAGTTCTAAAGTTTATTTCTAGTTTAGGTTTGTGATGATTACAAAAAGGGCAGTTGAAAGCATGGTTCTCTCTAGCTCTTTTATAACTCTTACCTAAAATATTTTCTATACTACCTAGAAGAAAAGTGTAGTCCATATAGTTCGTCCATAACTTAATATATAATATAAGAAATTACTTTCGAAAGAACAACTTATTAGTTAACTATTTTTCCAATAGCTTCTTTAACTATACCACTTAATACTTCTTTTTTATCTATATCTAGATAATCATTAAGTTTTTCAGCAATAGTTTCAGAAAGAGTATTAACATCCTCTTCAGACATTACTAACTCTTTTTTAGTTACTACTTTATTGTTTTCTAATATGACTTTTGATAGTTTCATAATCGTTAATCTAATGGACCATAATCACCTCGAGACATTGCTTGTCCGAATTCTCGAGACTCTTTCGTATCAATTGAAACATAAATTGGATCTTTAGATGCACCTTTTGGCCCTATACTGTAGTAAGAGCTAATTCTGATGCTTTCTAGTTCATGACCTTCTTTTTCATGCTCATCTACTACCTTATTGACTAAAGTATAAACTTGTTTTTTCCAGTTTCCTTTTGGTTTAATCCTAGTAGTTGAAGTATTGAATATATCTGTATCGGTAGGAACATTTATATACTCTATACTGTTTGGCATTCTATCTATAGCGGATTTAAAATCTTCTAAAGTATCAGCGTTACCTAACCAGTCTTCAGAGTATTTTTCACCATTGATAGTAGAATAGTCTTCTTTAAAGCCTTCAAGTATAATACTAGACAATTTCATAATTAACAGCAGGTACAAGAACAATCACAAGGATCGCAGTTACAATTTTTACAATTACAGTTCATATTTTATAAATTTTAAGTTCCAAATCACCAGTTCCTTTTATAAGCCGATGATATGTTTCTTTTGGTATAAATAGTTTGTTTTTAGTTAATTGTTGAGGAAACTCGTTATCAAGTTGGAACTTCCAGTCAGTATTATGCGTAGATTCAATATACCTATCTTCTTTATCTCTATGCCAAACATATTCAAATGAAGGAGTATCGTGAGAAAACTCTCTCAAAACATATCCTTCTTTTTCGTTTAAAGTTTCGTTATAAGGTCTAGCCATTAATTATATTCTGATAATTTTCTTCTGCTTCATTCCAGCAAAGTACCTCAAAAAAATTATCAATATAATCACCTCTTTGGCTTTTATGTTTTAGATAGTATGCATGCTCCCACACATCCATACCTATGATAACCTTTCCTTCTTTACTCATTAATGGGTTGTCTTGATTAGGAGTAGAAGTTATTTTTAATTCCCCATCATGGTGTATTAACCAAGCCCATCCTGAGCCAAATTGACCTAATCCTGCTGCTTTAAACTTTTCTTTAAAGTCATCGTAAGAACCAAAATAGTTTTCTATTTCTTCTTTTAATTCACCAACTGGTTGTTTTTCAGGTTTTGGGGATAGTAAATTAAAGTATAAATTATGATTATATACTCCACCTGCGTTATTTCTTACAGCTGAATCATATTGATCTATGTTATCAAAAATTTCTGATAGAGGTGTAAATTTACCTTCTAGTGCTTTATTTAATTTAGTAACATAGCCTTTAAGGTGTTTATTGTGATGCTCCTCCATAGTTTCTTTATCTATATGGGGTTCTAGAGCATTATACTTATAAGGAAGTTCTAATAATTTAAATTCTTTCTGTTCGAACAATATATCTTTTAATTTCATTTTACCAGTATCCTGAGAAGTTAGAGCTACCGCCTAGAGATTTCCAGTAACGGCCTATATTACAAGACCAGTATCCTGCTTTAGTCTTATCTTTCTTTTGAGCACATTTATGTCTAGCTGCAAAGGATGCTCTTGCTCCTTTCTTTTTAAATTTAACTGAAAGACCAGTATCTCCGAATGATACTTTTTTAACGTTACCTTTTTTAGACTTGACATATACGTAGAATTTTTTACTACCGCCTCTTTTAGGTTTATTAAGTTGTACTTTTTTACCTCTGTACTCAGCTTCGGGTATGTAATCAACACTTGATTTAAGCATATCAAAACCATTATAGTCAAATGTTTCGTTTTGAATTGAAACTGCTTTTCTAAACCTTTCCATGTTTATGTTACCCCCTATAGACTCTACTAATTCTTTTACTAGATCGTAATCGACCATTTCGTCTAAAGAAGCTGCTTCATCAATTGTATCTTCGTTTTCAAACATTTCGTCGATGACACAACCGATTTCAAACAGAGGATTATATTTAGGAGAAACCATAGGTAAATCTAAAGGTACTGTCATACCATTATATTCTCCATACTCTCCTATATCAGTATTCTCTACTAAGTACTTATCTTCTTCGTTAAGCTGTATTTTTCCGTCGCTATGAGCTTCTCTTGCTTCTTTGAATAGGTTAATAAACCCTTCGCTTGAATAACGGTAGACATGCTCATGTAAAGAGAGACCATTTTTAATATGATAGCTCAATGACGGGTACCCTACTATTTCTTTTAATTTTATCATCCGTTTAAAAATTTACTTATTCTTCTCATAGCATAATCATCTCCATAGTTACCTGCCATCCAGTTGTTATGTACATAGTATATAACATCTTTTAATCTTTCTGGGTGTAATCTAATTCCTGATTTGATAATATCTTCTAATTCTTTATTAAAGTCGTCGTCATCGTTAGACATTCCTTCTTTAATATTTTCATCCATTTCTGGGTGAAATAATAGTTTTATTACCTTAGCTTCTTTTGCTACTGACTTGCCGTCTATTTCTACTTCGATAGGGTATGGTTCAAATTTATCAGCCCAGTACGCTATATCGTAACTCTTATCTTTATTATTAGTAACTAAAAGCCCTCTATTGTATTTATCTTCTTCAGCTTGAAGAACCATTTCTTTATCTATAGGTAAAATCATATCACCCATAAGCTTTATGTTACCTTCTTCGTAACCATCTCCATGGCCGTCTTCGTGTAAAATTATCTTACTTAGTTTCATTTAAAAAATCTTTTCTATAGAATTTACCTAATATATTATCATTAATATACTCTGTATCTCTTTCTAGTACTTCATTAATAAATAGCTCTTTACACTCATAATAAGTTAGTTCTTTCTTACTTTTAACAAATGATAGTATGTGTCTTTGAAAAGCCATAGGTCCATCTTTATCTAATAGCCTTTTAATTTCTAAATGGGAACCATAATAGTCTTTCCAATCTGATTCCTTAATTACCTTTTGCTTAAGGGGTACTCTTCCCTTAATTCCTTTTTTAGCTCTTTCTTCTCTCAAAGCTTCTAAGGCTCTTTTACCTAATCTTTTATTTCTTTCAAAGTATAAAACTTTTTTACCTATGTACTTTTTACCTGAGGGTTTATGAGTAACTTTATAAATAAATCCATAACTGCCTTCGGGCATATCATCAATGTGTGAAATAAATTGACCTTGATAGGTCCATGTAGGGATTGTAACCATAGTCTATAATTTAGTAAAAATTATTTAAATAAACAACTTATTCGAAACAATCTGATTCTGAACAATTTGCTATTACTGAATCTGTGGTGATAAATCCGCTTACAGTTAAAGAAGTATCTCCTATAATTTCACCGCATCCAGTAACACCAGAAGAACAGGCACCTGATTTATATTGTACTATATTTCCAACGCTAAATGAAGTTGATAAGATTGCTGTGTTACCGTAAATACATCCTTGAGTTTTAGAAACGTTAGTAATAGTACCTGTTATACAATCCTCTACTTGCCAGTAAGGATTTCCTTTACCTGGGCCTCCTCCTCCAGGTGGGGATTTAGTAGGAGTTGGAGTTGGTGTAGCTGTAGTACTAGTAGGTGTAACAGTATTAGTAGGAGTGTAAGTAGGAGTATGCGATATAGTTGGAGTTAATGTAGGAGTATAAGTAGGAGTAACGGTTGGTGTAACAGTATTAGTTGGTGTAGGAGTTACATCACATGCAGCTACAGAATCAATATGACCTGTTCCGGTTATAGTAATATAAGCATTTTGAGGTCCAGCTCCGAATCTACCAGAGGTATCTACGTATCCGAAGTAACCTCCTCCTGTTGCTGTTGTAGTACCTTTCTTAACTAAATCTCCTACTTCTGGGTAGTTGTCGGTTCCATTGCTAGCACCTT